CATGATAACATCAATCAGTCTTGGATCAGGATAAACATCCATCTTATCACGTCTGACATTAGTATGAGATAATAAACCTTTTACTTTTCCGTAATAGGCATCCTCCTGAAAATCAAATGCTTTAGTGGCACCTTGCTTTTTGATCCACTGTTGCAGACCTACTCTTAGATCTACACCATCTCTTTCTCCAATGAATCTCAACCATTTTTCCACCTCTTCAATCTGCTTGTCAGAATATTTATGCCAGTGGATAGCTCCTCTGAATGCTTCATCAAGTGTAATCACTTGACTATCAACCACTTTGCTATTCACATACGTTTTCATATCCTTGTTAAGATGACCCATTGAGCAAATCTCTAAGCCCACGGTTCTACGGTTCATGTACCCAGAACCTGAATCACCAATGTGCCAGCCAAGATTACCTTGAGGAAAAGCCTGTACCATGACACCATCATGCTTAGACTTTCCGGTTGCGTGATCTTGACCACCTAATACAAACTCAGTAGCAATCCTACCTCTTGTATCTTTACCCCACATATCCACACAAGCATAAGGATTAGCTCCTCCGGCTGTATGATGCAGCATGATATACTCATTGTCAAGCTTCTCATGCACATACTCATCTGTAGGTAAGAAGTACTTGTGGATTGTCTGATTATACTTAGTGGTATAATACTGACTACTCAAATCTGTATCTTGATCAATGGCTTCTGTAAAACCTCCTTTAGATAATAACAACGTCCATGTCTCATTACCAACAACGCCATCAGGAGTAAGCTCATGATGCATCTGGTATCTGATTACGGCTGCACGTGTTTTGTCTCCAAAGCTTCCGTCTGCCTTAAGACCAAGAATCTGCTGAAGCTTTCTTACGTCTTCACCAGTATCTCCTTTCTTTAGCATTCTCATGTTAAATAGGTTTTAATGTTGGACCATCAGTCTCTTCTACGTCAGCCATAGCTTTGTTAAAATCTGCTTCAGCTTTCTCAACCTCTTCATCTTTACCAGCAGCAAAGGCTTGAGCAAGGAACATCTGAGCCTGCATTCTTTTTGCTCTGAGCTCTTCAATGTCAGTTAAGAGTTGCTCATACTCCTTCTGTACTTTCAAATGCTGGATGTTACTCTTGTAGAATTCAGTGATTTCTTTTCTACGTTGTGCCAATTGTTCTTTAGATAATTGGACTTCTTGTTCAGAAAAATTCTGTTCCATGATTTTTGGTTTTTATTTGTTCAGAACAAATATACCAAAAAAAGTTAAATAAAAAAGGTTTAGGATATTATTTTTTTATCCAAGATATTTTTTAATTCAGCACAGAGTTCATATTCCTCCAGCCCCACAAAATAATCTATAAGGTCATTCACAACATCCGGGGTGATCTCCTTCTCAGGATCATGTATAAGAAGAGTGGAATAACCTTTATCACTATCCTCATCTAATAGATCCTCAAAGGTAATCTTCTTAGTCACTATCCTATAGGAACTATAGTAAGCTCTATCAATATCAATGTACTCTTCTATACGGTTCTCCATACTTCTAATATACCAAATTTTTTAACCCCGTCCAACCATCCCCCCATCTTTCTACAGAGATGCACATACCCCCCGTACCTACAACCAATTTATGTGTTGCATTCTTGAGGGGTGCTATGGAACCGCTCCCCGGCTAAATTTTGACAGGGGGGTGGCCCCCATAAGTTTAATCCTAAAAAAATAATTTACCATGAGCAAATCAGTTTTCTTCCGTAAGATTAAAGTCAATGCTGACACACAGAGTGCTGTCATCATTGTCTCCTCAGCACCTTTGACACAGGCAAAGGCTGAGATTGCTGGATTCCAAGTTGGTGCACGCAACCAACAGAATCTCAGCTTTGGCATCCTTGCCTTAACCGATCCAAAGACCGGTGAGTCAATGAAAGCCAATCATCCCACCATTAAAGGCTTGCAAAGCAAACTTAATGTAGGGGATGAAATCCCAGGTTTCCAATTGAGCAACAATCCTGTTGTCAACCGTGAAACTGGGGAGGCACTAGAAGGCCTCTTCTGGGTAGAACCTGCCTAAAGCAGGAACTGGGGAAACCCAGTTGAACCCAGAAGGAACTGAGCATAGTTACTTGCAGATAAGTTAACTATGCTTTGTTCCACCTTGCACACACCTTGCATACACATTCACCAGTTGATAGCGGATGAATCTGTACAAGAGGACCACTTACCTGCTAAGCACCAGTTAAAACTGCTTTATTTTTTATTTGTTTGTGTGTTACTGTTTGAGTGGGTGGCCAAATACCCCGCATATTACCACAATCAAACCTATCATTCCACTTGTCTCACCATAATAATAGATATAGCTATGATCAAGAAAAAAACATACATAGTGACCACTTATAATACATATGAGTCTATCACTACTAGGGATACTTACTCTCTACTGTTTCTTAAGCTTCAGTATATGAGAAAAGGTTACCGGGTCTTTGTATTTCCCACTCTTTGGATGGCAAGACTTTGGTGTCAGATAACCCGCAAGATGGTTTACTGGCAAGGTCCTAATGTAACCTTTGAGAAGTACATCCCTGGCTCTGACCAAATAACTTATCATAGTCCATATGATAACTTCAGATAATAGTATTGTTGCCTTTCCTTTAACCAGGCAAATATCCAGTAAGCTGCTGGCGTGGGTTGGTCCAGTATAGTTACAAGACCAATAGGCTGATATACCTAAATGTATATCCAGAGTATATGCTCCATTAGACGTAATGGGTTAGCATGTATCTCTGTATAAGTATACAAGTTGTTACCCTCAGAGTTGAAATACTCATGGTGTGTACGTTAAGCCTGCTCGTCAGGTTACTGAAACAACAGGTCAGCCTTCGTGACCAAAGGATAATCCAGTGATGGAATAAAGTCTGTTCCTTAAGAAAGAACAGGCCATGCATTAGCATGCCACTGAAAGGTAATCATACTTCTGCAACTTGGAATGGCCCTACAGGGTAAGAGAGTTGTAGACACCAGATGGAAATGGTGTTGAGCGTGAAAGCGTAATAAGTGTATGGTTAGATAACAGTAGTACCAACCGCCAATTGGGGATCTGTTATTAGTTTACAGTGAAGATGCTGGTAGAAATACCGTGTCGTGAGTAATTGTAATCAATGAGTAAGCCTGGCCGCTGAAAGTAGAAGGGAGTTGGTAACTAAACTTGTCAAAAGCAAGCATGTTATACAACCAAGGAGAACTTCCTTCATCCATCCTTTTCTTATTAACTTAGGGTTGTATCCCATAACTAATATGACAAAGCAAAATCCTTCTTGGACCTTGGGAACACAATGTTCTTATTGTACTGAAATATGTACAGACTTGACGTCCGCAAGACAGATAGTAAGTAGAGTGAGTAGTATCTATCTAACAGGTGGCAGCCTGTGAATCCCGCAAGGAAGTTGGTGTGAAAATGAAACTATAACTCTCAAGGTAGTGATGGCAGACATCTAAATCTGTGAACGTGCAATATACCTGCAGTAATGTTGGTGTGTGTAAAGGATGGAAACATTCTAAAACTATTGCCATAAGGGTCAACACTCAGCCCTTGTACTAATGTAGCCAATGACGGTCACAAGCCCGTGTAAATACAGAGTGGTACAGTATTAATTAAAATCTATTTATATGAAACTATTAGATGAATTAAATTTTATGACACTTGAAATGATTAAGAATCGTGAAGATAAGAGACTAGCTGAATTACAATCGGTGATGGACAAGATCAATCAAGTGTGCATAGATGAAGCCGGATGTGATGTTTATTACTTTGTTGAGCTTTATGAATACACATGTAAGATGCAGAAGGAAGTTACTGATGCACTCGTTAAAAAGGAAATTGAAATCTTAAATGGATAATTATGCTGTATGAAGACGCAATGGATATGTTTATGCTTTATAGCATATCCCCAGAATTAACTTGTAGTTGTGATGAAGTTCACATCTGCCAACAATGTTATGAAGATGAAAAAGATAGAACTAACAATTCAGGAAATCAGAATGGCAACACGGCCCAACGTGTATAAAAACAAAAAAAAGTATACAAGAAAAACCAAAAACAAACCCCACTTAAAACCAAATCAAGATGAAGAAAGTTAAATTCATGACTAAACTAGCCACAGTATGGTTAGTTGGTCTATTCATGGAGGGTATGATTACCCTAGGAAGTGTATTTGCACACCCAATCTCTGAATGGAGCATATGGGCTATTGCTGCACAAGTTGCCTATATGGTAGCACTAATTGGAATTGCCATCTGGTGGCAAGAAGAATCAGAATTAGAAGAAGGTCTTAACACAAAAAACAGACTATGAAAGTTCTAATCCTAAAACCAGATATGTTCGTGTCATGTGATAACATGATAGGACTAGCATTGTTTAGAAATGCTACTTATACTTGGTTCTTTGATGGACAGGATGTACCTTTAAGATTATTTACTAAAGATGTATCATTTCCATCTAATGAAGAAATACAAGATGAGTTACAAGAGAATGATGAACTACTTGAATTAGCAGTTATGCATGATGCAGCTGAAATTCAGGATAGAGATGATGATGATTACTTAAACTATTGCACAAGTTATGATTGAAGAAACTTTTGTTTATTACTACATGAGAGGCGGTAAAGAATTTATTACCGCTTCTCTTAATGTAGCAATTGTTAGAAAAGATGAAAACACTGTTATCTATGCTGATGACGGAACAGGTAGAAAACCCATTAAATTAGAATAAGATGAACAAACACAAAATTTTTTGTGGCTTCTTAGCAAAAGCAGCCATAGTATTAGCATTGCCCATACTTTACAGTACATTTATTGTAAGTCTATTTAAAGCACAGATTTGGTTTGCACCAAGTTTAGCAGTATTCCTGTTAGTTGCTATGTTGTTAGCCATTGTTGCATTGATGATTAGAATGCCTAAACCAAAGTTTAGAGGTGCTATTGTACCAGCATTTGGATTCTTTGGTGCATATAATCGTGTTGATCCCTCAGTTCAATTACTAATTCTTTGTTTTCACATTGAAATTGGTATGAAATGAAGATAAAAGAGGGGAATAAGCAAGCAACACTTGTAAGGATAAAGAATTATGGACCACGGTGTATGAATGAAAGTAATATTTCAGCAGATCGTGAGAATAATATTATAAGTATTTGGACAAAATTCTTTAATTATTCACTCTCACAGTCTTATTTTATTGACAAAAATCATACACAACTAAAGTTTACATTAACATACAAGACACCAAAGTGGTTAATGAATAAACTTCAAATGGTTAGTAAGACTTATGTACATAGTTCTTATGCATATAAGTATGATCATATCCTGATGTATGAATATGATAAGGATTATTTGTTCTCAATAAGTTTTTACAATCCTTATGAGTACACGGTATCTGTCAATACAAAAAGAGAAGGTCTAGCTTTTTTAAGTACATATCACATGATTGAGCAAAAGCATGAGATAATGAAACCTTATAAAAGATTCATGGATTCTTTTAAAAAGATGGATGCTGAGCAAATTAAAAGTATTATCAGACAAGTTAAAAATGAAGATTCACAAGTACTTATCAAGGAACATTTAGATTTTTCCATTGATGGATCTGTGCTAATCAATATCAATAACTATGTCTGAAGTTTCCGGTATACCGGATACTAACAGTACCAGGAATATATTACTATATAACAGTAGTAGTATATAGCTATGGTTTGGTAAGTGGAGAATACTGATGGGTCCTTATGGCGTAAGTGGGAAACCAGCCCGTCTCTATTCATAAATCTTTATATGACAGACCAAGAATACATGCAATGGCTCAGGGGTTTATCCCGTAATGAGCTATCAAGAGAAGAATGGAACTTAAGCTTTGTCTTAACAACAAGCTCTATAAGCAAAGAAGCAAAAGAAAATGCTGAACGTAAGTTGAAATTATTAAAACAAACACTAAATGGTACAGATTAGTAAACCAGTGATAGCAAAGTTCATTCAAAGACATCTTAAATCTCCTGTATCAGATCAAATTGCCAATCTCATTGTCAGTAATTCTACATCAGATGTTCTAAATGGTATAATCAACATGCTGCTTACAGAGGATAGGATATCCATTTTTGAGCCTAATGATTATTTCAAAGTGAAAGTCCCATATGGTCATAAGAGCAAACACTTCTTTGAAGATAGGCTTATTGATCTTGGACTTATTGAAGATGGTTATGTTTTTGGCCAAGTCATAAAGAGTAATGACTGGCATAATGAACATGATTGTTACCATCATAGCATGAAATGTAATCTTTTTTATGGGGAAGAAACACCATATGAGCATAGTTTGAGTATATTTGAGATGATTAAAATTGAAAAATCTCAAATCCCTCATTACAATGGCACATATATCCCCAGAGTTATTGACAGAGCACTTGAAAGAGTATCTGACCTTGAAGAAGATGACATCAGTGAATGATGTATTAATTCCCACATTTGGTAGATGGATGTCTACCAAGTATAATTGGGATAACCCGGAACTAATTGCAGAAGAAGACTTCAACAAAGCCTTTAGTTTAATTGCTGAACAATATGTTCAAAAAAAGCCATAGCTTTGGTATAGTTTCAAAAGATATAATGACAGACCCTGATCTTAGTTTACAAGCAAAAGGATTGTATGCCATACTTAGTACATATGCAAACAAGCAAAGAGAATGCTTTCCGTCTTTAAGTACACTGGCGGATATAAGTGATAAAAGTGTATCTCAAGTATCTGCATACATCAAAGAACTAAAAACTAAAGGTTATTTAACCAGAAAAGGTAAATTATTAATATTGAGATAGCTATATTAATGCTAATTATTTTACAAGTCTCATGTAATATTTTAATGTAACAGCTTGAATTCAATTAGTAAAATTATATATTTGATCTAATTTATCATTAGTCAAAATGATTTTACAGCTTCCTAATGGACGTATAATTGAGCTCTCAGTTGAACAATATCTTGATATGACTGACCAAGACATTCAAGATTTGAATTCATTAGGTATTGCCTATACTAAAGATTGTGTTAACCCCTTTTACAACCTGTACTCTTCTAAAAATGTTGAAATAGCATTGGAAGATATAAGTCAAGAAGAAGAAGAAGTTTTTCTATCAGAAGATGATATAGATCTTCTAAGTAATAGGGTTGACCCATACTATTTCCCCGAAGATGAAGGGGATTTCATTTAATCAATTCACTTAAAATTTTAAAAAACATGTACAGCCCAGTAACAGTATTGGCTGATGATAACGGTATGGTTATCCGCCAAAGCAAAAACAATCCTGAGTATGGTTTTGTAGTCTTACAACAATCACGCACAATGATTCAATCTAATCCTGCTAATCTTAAGAATGTAGGTTGGTTAAAAACTCAAAAGATGACAACTCTTCTTAAAGGTAAAATGGAAGAATTGAAAATGTTTGGTTTTACCAAGGGAATGGAACTTCCAGGTAAGATTGTAGTTAAAGAATCTACCACTCCATTCAGTGAAGAAAATCCTGATCAGCACTTAAAGATTGCTGGTGACACAGGAATTGTATGTTGTATCTATGGTGAGCCTATTTATAGAATCACTTATTATACAGCTGATCCAAGTGAACAAGATGAGTTTGTACAACATAACAATGTTGATGCAATCCGTAGTGCAAATGGTGCTACTTCTAATATCAACAAAGTTTCTGCAGTAGCAACAGCAACTATTCAAGAAGCATTTGATTTGAAAGATGATTCAAATGACGTTGAAGAAGTTGATGATGCAGTAGAAGAAGTTATTGTAGATGATCTAGAAGATACATTTGAACTTTAATTTTAGAGTACCAATTTGATTAAAAGGGTGGCAGTAATGCTGCCCTTTTTTTCTTTATAGACACACACTTAAAACCAAACTTATGCTAAATCCAGAACAAATTCAACAGCTGAAAACTCAGCAAGACATTAACTATTTACAGTTAAGAGAAGAAAGGTATGCTTATTATGGCTTACTTCAAGAGTATCAACTACACACCAAAGAAGATTTGATGAAATTAGATTACACTAAGCTTAATCCTCATCAACACTTTTTATTTAAACGTGTGTTACATGGTTTAAATGTTTATACTCTGGAAGAACAAGCTAAACTCCATTGGGACAAGAAAAGAAGAATCAAAAAAGTATGGCAAAGAGGCCAAGATGTTCTCAACATTTGGAAACAAACTGTTTCTAACAGGAGAATAAATGATTATCTTTATAAACTATTTGGAGAAAATGTCAGAGCAATTATTGATATCCCGGCAGAAGAGTACATTCCGGAATATAAGAATACACTTTCTTTAAAAGATCTAGGCTTAACCTATGAAGATGTAATACTAAAATTTATGTCTGAAGGTTTGCTACCAAAAAACTTTTTAACACTCAAAGGTAATGTCCCTAAACAAAGTATCTAAGAAAATGGTAAAGACCAACTCTGATTATTCAAAGTTGAGAAAAATTCATCTTGACAAATTACCCATGTGTCAAGCTAAAGTCTTTAACTGTACTCTTAGATCTACGGACATTCACCACATGAAAGGTAGGGGGAAGTATCACTTGGATACTTCTACCTGGCTTTCAGTATGTAGAAATTGTCATGACTGGATAGAAAAAAATCCAGAGGAAGCAAAGGAATTAGGTTATTCACAATCAAGATATTAACTATGGAATTTAATCATGAATCAAAAAATATTGCTGAAGCTCTAGGAATCTCTGAATCCCATTTAGCTGAACTAAGTGGAAAGTTATCTGAAATAGCAATAGAAGTTGTAACAGCAGGTAATAAGAAACCAAGTCACATTGCTCAAAAATTAGCTGAAGAACTTAGCTATTCAGAGCTTATATTTGTAACAACACAATATTTAGCAGAGAAAATCAATGACTTTGAATCACAAAGAAAAGACATGCTTTCATCTATCCTTAAAAAGATTCTTAGAGACCTAGAAAAAGAGTAAATACTTGGTCCTATAGCTCAATTGGATAGAGCAACAGCCTTCTAAGCTGTAGGTTTCTGGTTCAAGTCCAGATGGGATCACAAAATTATTAATATGTTAGGAGCTTTTTATTGTCCCCATTGTGGAACTCAGAATGCCTGTAATTGTGAAACATGTTCACCTCATATAAAAGAAGGTGAGTATATTAATACTTGGACTGAAGATGGTGAAGCACACATATGTGGTAAATGCAACAAAATCTATAGTCCAGATCAAGCTCTTGATGAAGAGATGAAACAAAGAAATTTTCCCCTGCTCGGAGGAATGGATGCCAGTAATCAGGTAGAGGCTCCCCAAAACTAGTGAGGTAATGAGAGGCAAAACAATTGTCTGACACTAGTAAAATCGTGACAGCTTGGAAAGACAAGCACTTGGTGTACCCAAAGTATAAACGGGTGCTATTGGTCTCTGGAGATAAGGGAACACGGTTAGCTGTAAGAAAAGCTATGACTGCTGGAAAGACAGCACACTAGCTGGGTGATGAAAAGGTAGACATGAGAGACTTAAAATCTCTTGAGCATTTGCTCGTGTGGGTTCAAGTCCCATCCCGGCTACTATGAGTAAGAAAGATCTCTTACATAAGACAGATTAGCACCGTTGAAAGAAACCTTGACTTATGGGAGTAATTACCCAATAAGTTTTAAATGCCTCAAGGTATAATGTGATGGACCCTGCTCTGTAGTGCACTTACAACAGGTGAACAGTAAACTATGTTCAATCAAATCCACAACCAGGGTGAGCCTGGAAGAGATCTTCTTATTCATTTTAAAACATTTATCAAATGGTAACTAAAAAAGATTCAGTACAAGAACAAGCATTAAAAGAGATAGAAAAGTATCAAAGATGTGGTGTTGGTATTTCTATGGGTGTTGGCAAGACTAGAATTGCTATTAAACATCTAATGAAAAACTACCACCCTCTCATAAAGGTATTAGTTGTAATACCCAAATTGTCTATTAAAGACTCTTGGGAAGATGAACTAAAGAAAATGAATCTAGAAAAGTTAAGCAAGCATATAGTATTTAGCACATATCTTTCTATAAACAAACAGGATCCTACTGATTATGACATTGTCTATTTAGATGAATGCCACAGTCTATTGGATACTCATGAAACTTTTCTTGAAAACTTTCAAGGTAAGATTCTAGGTTTAACAGGAACACCACCTGTTAGAAAAACCAGTGAGAAATATAGAATGGTTTATAAATACTGTCCTATTGTATTTAAGTTTTCTGTAGATCAAGCAACAGACCAAAAAATTCTAAATGATTACAGAATTTATGTTCACAAAATTAGTTTGAGTAAACTGCCAGCATTCAAGAAGAAGAATAAAAATGGTGGTGTATGGTATACTTCTGAAAAGAATGACTATGATTATCTGACCAAGCAATTGGCTACAGCAAATACACCAAAACAATTACAGTTCTTTTCTATTCTTAGAATGAGAGCAATGATGGACTATAATACCAAAGAGATTTATCTTAAAAGTATTTTAGATCAGGTGAGTAGCAAGTGTATCATATTTGCCAATACTCAAGAACAAGCTGATAGAATATGTAAGCATAGTTATCATTCTACTAATCCTAAATCTGATGAGAATCTTCAGTTGTTTAAGGATGGTAGAATACAAAAACTATCTTGTGTAATGCAGCTTAATGAAGGTGTTACTGTACCAGATCTTAAAGTTGGTATCATAATGCATGCTTATGGCAATGAAAGAAAGTCTGCTCAGAGAATTGGCCGTCTATTAAGACTTAATCCAACTCAGGTAGCTACTTGTCATATCCTGTGTTATAAAGATACTATAGATGAGAAATGGGTAGATAAAGCACTAGAAGGATTAGATCAAGAAAAAATAACAACTGTGGTAGTATGAGATTAGACTTTGAGGTATTCCAGGCAATCTATAATGTAGCCGGCAGTTTTCAGATTGATTCTGATTCTGCCGGTTTTTTTAATCTTAGATTTGGCTATTGGAGACGTACAGACATGCAAGCAATCCAACAGGTCCTTCCTGAATATTTAGCTGTTCATGAAGAGGAACATGAAGATGATGACTGTGGATGGTTGTATCACTATGTAATCAAACATAAAGGTATTAACTATGGGTAAAATGAAAGAAATTTTTATGGAAGTAAGGGAGCAAGAAGCTGATCAAGAACAAATTGAACAGGCTTCAGTATTTGACTCCGGTATAATGTGTCCTAATTGTTTTAAAGCAAATCTAATTGAATTTAGTCATCATGATTTGTATTGTGAAAGTTGTGGACAAGAGTTCATCAAAGTAGAGAACTCAATAAGATTTAAGTAAAGAAAATAATGAGTGAGGAACAAGAAATAGGATGGGTAAGTGCTCTTATTAAGTGTGACTTATGCGGGCATGAGTCATTGTCAGTACACCATGAGTCTTGTGACAAATTAGAGTGTATTAATTGTGGGCACATGTCTCACTATGAAGTAGTAGAATATTATAACTAAACAACAAGAACAATGAAAAAACTAATTGCAATTATTATAGGTATCATTTTGGTATCATGCAGCACATCTAAATCATGCCATACAAAAGGTGTCTATGTAGATAAAGCTGTTAAGAAAGCACAAAAAGGTCCTAAGCAATAAACAATAACGATAATGAGATTGATATTAAAAGATGGTAAATTTTATAGGGGAAATGAAATTGTCCCTCCTGAGTTTGGTAATCTAGAGATGATCAAACTCATTAAAGAAGCTGAACAAAGAGAAGAAAATGCTGAGAAAACAATTGAAGGTTCTTTTACTTGTGAAGAGCAAACAACTTATAGTGTATCTGTTAAATTCACATGTTCATGTGGTCATAAAAATATAGAAGATCTTGATGAGATCTTTGAAGATTATGAACCAGATGGAGGTGATGTTGAAGATAACTACGTGGAGTGTTCAAGATGTAAGCAAGAATACCGTATTCAAGCTCACAATGAAAAAGAGTATATGAAAGATTCTCAAGGAAGAGTCCTTTGGAATACTAAAAAAATATTATTTGTTCCAGAAGTATGAAAAAAGATTTAGATTATTTTAGAAAAAATGCTGAAGAAGACTACATTAAAACACCAATTAGTGTTCTTCGTTATATTGGAGAATTAGAGTGTACTAAAAGTACAGTAAAACAATTAATTTATTATTCTATTCTGCATTTCTTAGCAGGTATTACTATTAGTTATTTACTATTAAACTAAAAAATTATGATTGAAAAAGTAAAAGGTGCAATTGATAATTTCTTAAATCCTTCTGCAACATTTTTTGATGCTGAGTACACAAAAAGAAAAGCAGCTGAAGAATGTTGTGAACTTGCTACTGCACTTATGCAAAATATCAATAAAAAAGGTGCAATGAATGATCAACAGATTGAAGATGAAATTGCTGACGTACTGATGTGGGTAACTGAATTAGTAAATTACTATGATTCTACCTATATTAATGCTAGGATTGAAAAGAAAAAAACAAACTACTTTAAAAATGGAAAACTACATCATAATTATCTCTGATCCAGGTGATGAACAACCGGGAACTCATGTCACAATCAGTATATGAGAGACAATATTTACATGAAACTAACCGTCAAGGACGGTGAATTACATTTTCCCTTAAAGGCTAATGAAACAAGGTTTAAAAACTTCTTGAAATCCATCCCAGATGGTGCTCATTTAGATCTATTTATTGGGGTTACTACAGATAAAGGTAGTAATGCACAGCTTGCTAGAATACATGCCATGTGTAGAGAGATAGCCAATGAACTTGGCTATACTTTTGAAGAAATCAAACTTATGGTAAAACGTCAATCAGGCTTGTGCTTCACAAGAAATAACACTGAGTATTGCAAATCATTTGCAGACTGTGACAAATCAGAATTAAACCTTGCTATACAAGCCTGTATAGAAATTGGTGACTTTAACAACTTAAACCTTAGATGATAAGTCTTGTTGCATTTTATCATACATTGACTTTGCTTCATCAGCATTGTTTTCAACGTATGCTTTCAAGAAGTCTTTGATATCTTCATCTTTGATAGCATTTTCTACTTTTCTAACTAGATTTTGATCATAAGCTGAAGCTCTAAGTAGTTGTTGCAAAGCAAATAAAGTATAGATGTGGGCTTCCATCTCAGTTAATTGAGGTGGATTCCCCGCTGTATTAGGAGATAATAACTCCTCAAACTTCTTAAACATTGGAGGTATAGTAGACTTATCCTCAATGACTTTTGTTAGGAAATAAACTAGAATCCTTTCAAGACCTAGGATAAAACCTGTATTAATTTCTAATCCCTTAAGATTTTGGGTTAAGTCATAAACTTCTCCCGCAGAGTATTTTTCTTCAGACATAATTGTATGATTTAAAAGCAAATATATGGAAAAAACAATAAACATCACAGACATTAAAGAAAAACTTTCAAAGATCATGATTGCTCATGACTGGAAGGCTTTAGAGTTCTTCCTGGATCAATTTGAGTTTCAAATTTTGATGGAAGAATTAATTCAAGAACACACACTTGGTCATAAATTCACACCAAAAATAAGTGAAGCATTTAATGGTATTCTTACATGTCCTTCTAATAATGTGAAAGTTATTATGATTGGTCAAGATCCTTATCCTCAAGCAGGAGTTGCTGATGGAATATCATTTAGTTGTAGTAAAACAATGAAAGAACAACCCTCATTAAGACATATCTTTAGTGAGGTGGAAAAATTATACCCGGAAGGGTATGAAAGAGACCCAAACCTGCAAAGATGGACCCGACAGGGTATAATTATGCTGAATACAGCACTTACTTGTAGAGTTGGAGAGATTGGTTCTCATTATCATATATGGAAAGGCTTTACTGCATTCTTCCTTGATTATGTTAATAGACGTCATAAGGATTGTATAGCCGTTCTTCTCGGTAAGAAAGCTGAAGAATGGTCACAATACCTTAATAATCTGGATGTTATCCGGGTTAGCCATCCTGCATCAGCTGCATACACTGGAGGTCATTGGGATAGCAATGATCTTTTCAACACTATAAACAAAAAGCTCAATAAGCTTGGAAAAGAGAGTATAATTTGGTAAATTTGATAGCTAAAAAATGTGGGAACTATTACAGAAAATACTAGAATATAAGATTACACCCAACACGTGCTTGTTCTTATATTCTGTCAGAGAAAATGTTCAATGTCCTTTTGTAAAGCATGAAGATTGTATACATGAACTCATTAATGCTGAGTTTATTACATATGATTTGAGTGATACTGGTAGAGTAATAACTATCACAGAAAAGGGTATGGCATTCATTTATTTATTAGATAATTATTTTGTTAAGGCTAAAAAGAAAACTAACATCCAACTGATGGGAAAAGAATTTGTACAACAGATTGAGTTGTACAGAGACACCTTTCCAAAAGGTAAGTTACCAAGCGGTATGCCAGCAAGAAATAATACAAAGGCTCTTGGAGAATCATTTAGATGGTTCTTTGAAGCATTTGATTATACTTGGGAGGAAGTACACAAAGCAACTAAGATGTATGTTGATGAATACAGAGCAAATAATTATCTCTATATGCAAACAAGTCAATACTTCATTGCAAAACAAGACAAACACAAAGTCAAAAAGTCTACACTAGCTGACTATTGTGATATGGTAAGAGATGGAGTTCAAACTGATACACAGCATTTTACAGAAAGAGTAGTATGAGTAAACCAGAAAAAGCCTGGAACGGGCAATATGCTTCATTCAATGAAGCCCTTAAGTATATGCAGAAAAGATCTGCTGGACTTGAAAAGTCTATATATACACCATGGCCCAAGTTCAATGATGCTACAACAGATGGTTTAGAATGGAATACACTTACTGTAATAGGAGGAAGACCTGGTTCAGGTAAAACTCTAATTAAAGATCAGATTATCAGGGAATCATTTTCACTGAATCCCAATGATGATTTCAGAGCTTTAGAATTTCAGTTTGAGATGGTTGGTAGAACATCTGCTTTAAGAGAGTTCTCATCAATCACTGGTAAAACATACAAAGAATTATGTAGTGCCGGTTCTAAACTAACTAATGATGTCTTGAACAAATGTCATGAGTATGCAAAAGGAAGAGTTAAGTATCCTGTTGATATTATTAGTACACCTATGACTGTCAATCAAATGCGTGAGCAGATTGATATGTACATGGATGCTCATAAAGGACAGAAGACTATTATAACTCTTGACCACACAATGTTGGTAAAGAGAGCACCTTATCAAAACAATAGCTTAGATATGCTATTTGAGCTAGGAGAATTTTTTACACAAACAAAGAGGGATTACCCTGTTCTATTTATTGTGCTTTCACAACTTAATAGAAATATTGATAATCCAGATAGAGCTGTAGATGGGAAGTATGGTAACTACATATTAGAATCAGATATATTTGGTTCAGATGCAATGTTACAGCATGCTGATACTTTGATTGGTATTAATAGACCTGCTAAACAAAAGATTAGATATTATGGTCCTGATAGATATATCATTGAAGATGATGCAACTTTGGTTCTACATTTCTTAAAAGCACGTAATGGTGATACAAGAATGAGCTTTTTCAAAGGCTTATTTGCACAAATGGAAATTATGGAAATGCCAACTCCTCCAACACAAACCCGATGATAAGTACTAAAAATCAAGAAAAACAAATGACTCCAGAAGAAAGAAAATCAAAAGTCAATTTATTAAGATCTGAACATCAAGATTACTTTGATGCTTCAGGAATGCCAGATGCTTTGTTTATTCCAAAGATGGCTTATAGACCCCCAGGGAAAGATGATTTGTATATCAGTTTCTTTCCTAGTGAATTACAAAAAAGTCAGGATATCTATACTGAGTTTGTAAGTATTGATTATGATTCTGAAGATCCAAAAAGAACATTGTATCTTCTAAAGAATAATCCATATTGGAAAGAAGAGTATGAACTTACTACTTCTAATGCAGGCTTTGAAAGATACTTGATCCCTGTAGCTGAATTGAAAGTTATTAATGATGCTTCTAACAGACATGCTTCTGAAGTAAAGGAAATCTTGAATCTTCAAGAATTACCTGATCCAGATGAGAAGTTCTCTTACAGAGGTATAGTTGATGCTTTAGACAGAATTGCCAATGCAATAGAAAGAATTGAAAGCAGACTAGAAAAGAAAAAGTAAACAGTAAATCAAGTAAATATGGCACAAAGTGTATTAGTAATTGCTGAGTCAGGCTCAGGTAAATCAACATCCATTAGGAACTTAAATCCTAGTGAAACGGTAATCATTAACATTGCTAACAAACCTTTACCTTTTAAAGGTTGGAAAAGCAAATACACAGCTTTGGATAAAGAAAATCCTAAAGGAAATCTATTGAGTGTTTCCTCTGGTCCAGGTGTATTGAAAGCAATGTTGCATGTTAGTGAGAAGATGCCACACATCAAGAACTTAGTTATTGATGACTGGCAATATATGTCAAGCTTTGAATACTTTGACAAAGCAGCTGAGAAGGGTTATGATAAATTTACTTCTATTGCAGCAAATCTTGCAGCAGTTGCTAAAGCACCAAAAGATCTCAGAGATGATCTCTATGTGTTCTTTTTAACACACTCAGAGGATAGCACTGATATCAATGGTAAACGTAGAATCAAAGCCAAAACTGTAGGTAAAATGATTGACAACTCTCTTACATTAGAAGGTTTGTTTTCAATTGTTTTATTTGGTAGAGTAATTAAAGAAGATGATGGTAAGCTTAACTATGTGTTTGCAACACAAACAGATGGTGAGAATACCTGTAAATCCCCAATGGGTATGTTTGAGGAGGAGTTCATTGAAAATGATCTTCAACTTGTTAAAGAATGTATCCAGAAGTATGAAAATGAATAGTAACTTTAAATTTTAAAAATCAAATCACATGTTTAGTACAAAAAACGTTTCAGCAAACAGAGTAAGTCCAGTAATTGGACCAGGTAATCACAAAGTAAAAATCAACAGTTTGAGCTTTGATGCTACCCCTTATGATCCACAAGCATTTAATATCATTTTAAATGTAGAAACAGAACCAGTTGGTGGAGAATTCCAAGGTTTCTTGGTAGATGCAGACAATCAGAATGGACCACGTTATCAAGGTCAGGTTGGACGTGTTAGAATGTCTCCTTATCCTTATAAAGATACAACTCTTCCTACAGGTAGAAAGATTGTAGCTGCAGATGAGATGGTAAAAGCAATTGCTTTCTTAGCAGATGTTACCGGTAAGAGAGATGAAGTAGATATGATTGAAGCTAACTCACTTGAGCAGTTTTCAAATGCATGTAAGCAAATCTTCAAAAATACTGAGTACATTAATGCTTGTATTGGTGGCCGTGAGTGGGAAAATAATGATGGTTATGTAAATGTAGATTTACATTTGCCACGTTTATCTAAGACAGGTTTACCACTTGAAGCAGTTGGTTCTACTGCAGGTAGATTGTTGACCTTCAATTATGATGAGCATGTAAGAAAGCTTGTTAAAAAAGAAGCAGCAGCAACTTCTGGGTTTGAGCCTACTTCAGGTAACTCAGGAGATGATTTTGATCTATAATTAGTAATCAGTTAAATAAGGGAGGGCCTCCGGGCCTTCCCTCTTTAATTTATGTTCAGTACAAAAAACGTTATTGTTGAAGTAAACCAGGTTCCAAGCTATTGGGCTTTTCAGTATTACTTAGGTCTTAATGAAAAACTTACAGGTCAGGATATCAAAATTAAATCTGCATGGAATCCTTCAGAAAGGACTCCTAGTTTCTGCATTTATGTAGATAAAGTACAGAGGCAGTATTTATTTAAAGATTTCTCAACTGGTAAGTTTGGTAACAAGATTACCATTGTCATGGAGCTATTTGGCATTGATTATGCCACAGCATGTGATAAACTTGTCCATGATTATAATGTCTTTATAAAGAATCAAGGTCAAGAATCTGTTGAGCTTAACCCACACACTAAGTGGGAACTGGATTATGTTAATCCAAGAGAATGGAATACTTTAGACTCTGCTTATTGGTTAAGTTATAGAATAGGAAAGACAATGCTTGAAGAATTTAATGTCAAGCCTGTTGAGTATTATAATATGATTAAGGAAGAAGATGGTACTGTCAGTAAATTAAAAATTGAAGGTGAGCACATCTATGCTTACTGTGATAAAGACGGTAACCCATATAAGATCTATCAACCATTTAAGAAGAAGCACAAGTTCCATAAGCTTAAATCACACATTCAAGGTCTTGATCAACTTAAGTATGACCAACCCTATTTAGTTATTTGCTCTTCATTGAAAGATGCAATGTGCTTAAAAGGATTTGGTTATAACATAGAGGTTATAGCACCGGACAGTGAGAATACAGTTATTAAAGCTTATATCATTGAGAATCTTAAGACAAAGTACAAGAAGATAATAACTTTATTTGATAATGATGATGCAGGACATAAGGCTATTGAAAGATATGCAAAAGCATATAATATCAATGGAACAGCCCTAACTATATGCAAAGACATATCAGATGCCGTTAAAGAACATGGCTTTGAACAAACACATCAACATTTAAAACCGCTTTTAAAGGAAGCATTATATAAAGTATGAAGTTTTTTATACCAGGAAACGTACCATCATCAAAGAATGGTAGACGTTGGACCGGCAAATATTTTATTGCCAGTAAAACAGTAGTTAATTACAGAAAGACTGCAAAGAATTATTATGTACAATATGCTGATGCATTCAAAGCTGAATTAGCTAAACACACACTTCCTGTGGAAATAGGCCTTACATTTATTAGAGGTACCAAACATAAGTTTGACTATATTAATCCAGCCCAGACCGTTCAAGATGACATGGTCACATTTGGTTGGATAGAAGATGACAATGTTGATTTCATTAAACCTGTGTTTTTTGATTATCAATATGACAAGGTAAATCCAGGAGTAATAATTGAAATAAATCCTAATGGCAAAACTATCACAACAAATCCTACCAATTCTGGTAAAGCTAAAAGACAAAGGAATAAATAAAATAGAGATTACTTTCTCTGGATCAGGAGATAGTGGTGATATTGATGACTTACTATATTATGATGTCACAGGAAAATATCATTACTCAAGAGATATGGTTAGTAATTCATACATGACTGATCATGAGTATAACTTATTACAAAATGACTGCTATGAGTTTATTGATGACGCCATTGAAGGTGCTGATTGGTATAACAATGAGGGTGGTTTTGGTAATATTACTATTGATCTTGATACTATGACTGCTAATGTAGAGTATAGTCAGAGAACTGTAGAAGAATACTCTTGGGAAGATCTATCTATATTTGATATTTAATGGCCCATCCAAACTTGCACGCTAAAAGCTCTGCAAGGAAATGGGGAGGAAAACCTGAAGATTATTTACATATTCATGAGTGGTTTGATGAAACCAAGTCTTGGCTTGGTCATTCAAATCATAGGCTTTTCCGTCACCATTCTGAAGGGATCTTTGAAGCAGAAAAATTATTTGGAAAAAGTTTTATCAACTCAGATGGTAAAACAGTATACACAAGATATGTTGGAGAACAACATGTTAAGGAGGATTGTAACAATTACATTCCTTCTGCAAAAGAATGGATAGTTCAGTTAAATTCCAAGGTTCGTCCAGACTGGATGAAGAAAACATTAGAAATAAATGATTGATACAAAATTAGAACTAGCAGAATTGTTGGAGTTACAACGCATGCTTAATGCCGGGAAAGAAGATTTTGAGATTGCTGTAAGTAATATCATAAACTTAAACTTGGATTCAGTGTATGTAAAACTTCTTTCTAAAGGTATCCAGTCTCATAGGAGACGTGATTACCTAAACAAATTTGGATTTGATAATCTAAGTTTATTGAGTTTTGATAACATCTATGATGAAATTAAAACTAATCCTGAACTAATTGGAGATGAGACATTGAAAACTTACTTCTTCAATTGTGTTACAGATTTAGTTTATAATTCAGTGGATAGTCTTGGGCTACCCATAGATGGTGTACATGTAAAAGTTAAATGGCCTAAAAATGCAAAACGTAATTGACAAAATATCAAAGGCTTCTAAGCTATTGATATTCACAGAACCTTTTTATGGTTTGTTCTTGATTGGTCTCAACAAAAAATATAGAAAAGATATTCCTACTGCAGGTGTTAGTAAACACGGTATTGGTGTACAGCTTTCTATAAATCCAGATTTTGTTGATCCCTTATCTGAAGAACATACAACAGGTCTTTTGAAGCATGAGCTTCTGCATATTGCTTTTGGTCACTTGACTGTAAAGGATATGTATCCGGACCACAGACTATTTAATATTGCAGCTGATCTTGAGATCAATCAATATATTGATAGCAAATATTTACCTGAAGGTGGATTAACTCTTGACCAGTTTCCAGAGTTGAATCTTCCTGCTAAGGCCGGTACAAAAGTTTATTATGAATTACTTCAACAAGCACGTGATAATGGTACTTCAGAAACACTTGAGAATATTATGTCTCAAATGGACGGTGAAAGTATTTATGATCACAAGACTTGGCAAGAGTTTGATGATTTATCAGAAGCTGAAAAAAAGCTTATTGAAAAACAGATTGATCATCAGCTTAAGGAGGCAGCTGAGCAAACAGAGAAAAGACAAGGTCATTTACCTGGTGAGTTAGCTGAGATATTTAGAAGACTTTTTACAATTGAACCTCCAAAGTTTGATTGGAAAGCTTATCTCAGAAGATTTGTTGGGAATTCATCCATTGTCTTTACAAAGAAGCTCAGAAGAAAGTATAATAAAAGATACAGTGAGAATCCCGGATTGAAGATTAAACATAAGAATCACATACTTGTAGGTGTAGATACATCTGGATCTGTAAGTAGTGATGAACTTAAAGAATTTATGAATGAGTTACATCACATGCATAAGACTGGTCACAAGATTACAGTTGCACAGTGTGATACTCAGATTAATTCTGTTGAAGACTTTAATCCTAAAAAAGATTGGAACATCAAAGGCCGCGGAGGCACTGATTTCCAACCAGTAATTAATCATTTTAATGACCATGGGCGTTATACAGCTCTTATATATTTAACAGATGGTGAATGTAGTTCTCCTGAGAACTGTCCTAAGAATACTTTATGGGTTCTTAGTAGCAGATCTCATAAGACAGAACATTTACCTGGTAAAACAATTCAATTAAACTAATCAATTATGGCACAAGTAAATTTAAACATTGATGATCTCAAAGGTTTCGTAAACCACATTATTAACAACAACAGATTCTTGCAAGCTCAAGGCAAACCACCGGTTGCTATTGAAGTTATGGGTGAATCAGGTATTGGTAAGACTTCAACAGTTGTTGAACTTGCTCAAGAACACAATTTAAATTTTGTAAAGTTAAACTTAGCACAGATTGAGGAGCTTGGTGACTTAGTAGGTTTTCCTGTACGTCAGTTTCAGATGTACAAAGAACAGGCTATGCCAACAAACTCTCCAGATTTAGTAAATTACACAGCAGCTCAAAGAGCAGCAGCTTCTTCTGATCTAGCTAACATGGCTGGAACTGTAGTTAAGAAAGTAGGAATTTGGGTGGATGAACTTGCTGTATCTGAATATCTAAAGAATGGATATAAGATGACAGGTAAGAACAGAATGTCTTACTGTGCTCCTGAATGGATTGCAGATAAAAAAGAAGGAGGTATTCTATTACTTGATGACTGGAACCGTGCTGATGTGAGATTTATTCAAGCGGTTATGGAATTGATTGACCGTCAGACTTATATCTCATGGTCTCTTCCAAAAGATTGGCACATCATCTTGACATCAAACCCGGACAATGGTGATTACATGGTTAATTCTGTAGATGCTGCACAAAAGACACGTTACATTACTGCAAACTTAAGGTTTGACATTAATGTATGGGCACGTTGGGCAGAGGAAGCAGGTATTGACTCACGTTGTATTAACTTCTTGTTGATGCATCCTGAATTAGTTACAACTGAAACTAATGCAAGATCTATTACAACTTTCTTCAATGCTATTTCTAGCTTTGATTCATTTGAGGATAACTTAGGTATGATCCAAATGATTGGTGAAGGTTCTGTAGGAGATGCATTTGCAAGCATGTTCACTGTATTTATTAATAACAAACTGGACAAGCTGGTTACACCTAAAGATTTGTTGACACATGATAATGAGTCATACATCTTGGGTGAACTTAAGTCTTGTATTGGTAGTGGTGATAACTACAGAGCGGACATTGCTTCAACTCTTGCAACACGTTTGGCTAACTATGCAGTTGTATATGCAAAAGACAATACAATTAGTCAGAAAGTAACTGACCGTTTGATTTCTCTTTCTACTAAGGATTACTTCACCAATGACTTAAAGTATTTGGTAGTACGTACAATCTTTAATGGTAACAAACAGAAGTTTAACAAGATGATGATGAATCCAGATATCATCAAAATGACAATGAAGTAATGGCAAGTAAATCTGTTTATCAAGATTTAGATCAAACAGTATTACAACACTTTGGATTAGATAGTGCCCCTATTTATGGGGTGCTATCTTCTTCAAATCTTGACACTGTTGATCCAGTATTATGTGTTCAAGATCCGGACAAATATCAGTATATAAAAGACAAACTTTTAAGTGAGACAACATTTAGTTGGAAAACTTTGAAGCGGGCTTTTGTATTACCTAAATGTCCCGTATCACTAGATAGAATTAAAGTTGTTGCCAAAGAGCATGACATTGTAATTGTTGGGGATTATGAAAAAGCAGATTTTATTATTAGTCACGGAGACTTTTATGAACCTCTTAATAATTCTGAAACAATCAAGTCAACTCTTCTTTTGGCAAAACTTTGGAATTATGATGTTATAGATAATACATCAGGTAGAATACCTACTGTAGATAACTCTAACTTAGAGTGTATTTATGATGACAAATGGGCTAAGAAAGTTAACAGTTGGAATTGTAATACAACAAATCTATATGACTCTTGGATGATAACCGGAATGGCTCTTAATATTGCATATGCATTAGAGGCAGGTACTCTTCAAGGAGTTATTAATATAGATACATTGATGCATTCTGCTACTAGTACATCAGAACTGACTGAAGATTTACTTGAAACAGTTGAAAATATGATTAGTAGTTACAGTGATGAGGATACTGAGATTGTTGCTAAGATATTACCTACCATTGATAATGGTAAGAATCATCATCTACTATGGGCTTTAATGAAAAAGATTGATAATAATCTTTATAAGTTCAATAGAAACAAAGATGTGCAGTTCTGGGTAAACAATCTTAAGTACAAGTACTCTAGACTGGATGCCCAAGGTATGATTCTACAATTAGAGAAGGATGAGATATTAGACACCAAGTCTTTTAAATATCTAGAACCTATTTGCAGAAAAGAAATTACAATCTACAACAGAGATCTATATGTATTTAATGTATCTGTAAAACCTAAATACCAACAATATTTGAAATGAAATCATTCTTATTAATATTAGAAATAAAGGCTGAGGCAGGTACACATAAAATTCATGTAAATGCTCCTCAAACTGAAAAGCCTGTAATTATTTTCAGACATGGAAATACAGGCAATCTTCACTATAGTGTTAAAACACTTGATGTAAATAAGATATCTTTACAAGATAAAACTATTTACAGATATCCTAAGCTGGTATTGCCTAGAAATAAAGTAGATGTTCTGAAAGAAAAGTACAACTTATCTGTAGTAAGAACTTCTGAAACAGCTGATTACAAAATTATATCCAGTGATTATATTGATTCACTTCTTGAAAGAAAGTGGACTGATACAGTTATGTTTGATGCATTTGTTGAATACTATAAGAAAACAATAAATCACTGGGATACTGCAAGTACTGAACGTGCAATAGAATACATCAAAAGTATTAGAGAAGGTGATGAAAAGATTGCTATTAGTATTAAAAGCAATATGAGTTGGAGTTTTCACAACACCACTGCTTATGATATCACTAGAGAAATACCATCAGTAGAAGACAAAGCTTCTTATATCTCTGATGAAGAGGCCTTAAAGAGCATTTTAGCTGCTAAGAATTTAATATTTGATACTGCATTATGTGGTGTCACTGTTGAAGATTCTATTATTCTTGGAGAGACTGAGTATAACAACTTGGTTACCATGATTAACAGTAATGATACAGACAATATTAATTTGGTATTGGAGATGATGGCTAACTCTAATGTTGAAAAATCATTTGACATTATTGCTTTGCTATTCTACATGCACCATCACACACTCAAGGATAGAAGTTCTAACTGGACCAGTGTGAATGTTAAAACTTTAAGGAAGAGATTTAATAACTTCATCCCTTATGGTAATCTTAATGTTCACTACTATGACAGATTGCTTAAAAATCTTATTGAGGAAAACTTCTTAACTGAATTTGCATTCAAAGTTGTATCAGTCAAAATGCTTGAGCATCTTGTAACATCTGTTGGTTTTAACCAAGAGTCTGTTTTTGATATCAAGCTAGAAGATGTAAAACTTAAAGCACAGTTTCAAGAAAGAATGATGAAGAAAAATGACTTAGGTATTGATGTTATAACTAAGGAAACTTCATATTTACCTTTTTAGGGAGATGCCATAATTGATGGGGGGATTTCTTAATGAGATCTCCCCACTCCCTTCTTTTTAAAACAAATAAACCATGACAGATAAAGAAAAAGAGTTTTACTCAAAGCCGTTCAAGTTCAGCTATTCATCTTTGAATAAGCTATTATTTTCTCCATCTCTTTTTTATAGAGACTATATTCTAGGAGACAAAGAGGAGAAGCTAGATAAACATTTAATTGAAGGTAAGCTTATTCACTGCTTAGTTTTTGAACCTCAGAAACTGGAAGAGAAGTTTAAGATTGTACCTGGAAAAACACCAACTGATAATGTCCGAAAGATCCTACATAAACTAGCAGAAAGCTTGTTAATGACGGATAAATCAGACATTGATCTTATGTCTGAAGGTCTTCAAGAAAAGATACTTGAGATCTTAAAAGAAGAGAATCTGTATCAAAGTCTTAAAGAAGACTCAGCCAGAGTAGTTAAGATTCAGTGTGATGAAAACTTAGAGTATTGGAAGTTCATTAACAATCCAAAGGTTGATGTTATAGATCAAGACACTCTTGCTAAATGCAAAGAGCAGGCTCAGATCATAATGGATAATGAAGATGTCAAGGTTCTTTTTGCAAAGAAGGAAACTGACTTTGCCTTAGATCCTATTCAAACCTTTGCTGAGAAATACTTAGAATGTGATTTGAATGATGAATTACCATTTGGTTTAAAAGGATTCATTGATTTCTATCAGATTGATGATGAAGCTAAAGTAGTTACAATTTGTGACTTAAAGACTAGCGGAAAAGCTCTTGCTGATTTTCCTGAAAGCATTGACTTCTATAATTACTGGCTCCAGGCTTCTATTTACTGCAAACTAGTTTATGAAAATCTTCCTGAAGAAAAGAAAGATTATGATATTTTGTTTAAATTTGTGGTAATTGACCGTTACAATCAGGTATATCCTTTTGATGTGTCTCAGTCAACTTTAGCAAATTGGGCAGAAGAGTTTGGAAATGTAATTAGTAAAGCTGCTTATCATTACACAAACAACAATTATAAACTACCTTATGAGTTTATAACTGGAAAAGTAGTGTTGTAATATGAAAATTGTATACACAGAGTATTTTCAAAAAAGCAAAGTCTTCTTGTATCCTTTATTAGGATTAAGGAAAGGCCTTGAGTATGTCCCGGCAGATACTTACATCTGCTGGGATAAACTCTTTGATACCAAAGACTACAAACTTATATGTGTATACGAGACTGAAAAGACAGTTGACTTTAAAAACTTTGAATTAAAACACCTGAAAAACCATAGTCTATTGGATTTTTATCATGACTTTGGTAATAAACAAGCTTATGTATTTGACATGAAAACTTACAAGCATGATCACATGATGTTTGCTAAAGGTCATTACTCTAAGATATCAATAGGTACCAAGAATAAAATCTTGCAGTACTTTGGTTCTAAAGGTAAAGCTTCAGACTATATTGAAAGTTTTCTTAATCCATCTGGATTTCATGAAGTATATGCAGAAAGTTTAGGAGTCAACGTGGAGTTAATCAAAGAAGTTTATGAAGTTTGTAGTAAACCTGATATAGTTAAAGAAACACTGTGTGAAAAAATCCCTGAAGATTTGCAATTTTTAAAAGATAAATTTATATCTTTGAAGCAAAACCAATAATAACAATGGCAGAAAAATCATCCTTTGGAACAAACATGATGCTGATTAGTTCAGCATTTAGAGGAGTAAAATCCTTCAGTATGATCCCAGTTACTCAAGATTGTCCCTATGTAGAGGCAATGTTTGATCCTACATCTGGAATACTTGCAGTTATCAGCAAGGTAAAGAAACAAGCTATGCACATGGTGCCTAGACTTGATGAAAATGGTCAACCAATCAGACTTAAAGCTCCTAATATGGAGACAGGTAAAACTGTAAAAGAGCAAAGATTGCAGATTGAAACTTTTTCTGAAATTTATATTACAGAAAAAGAAGAGATTGTACAATTTGTTTATATGTTTGCAGTGAATGCTGAGCAGTTTGATATTGCCCCTTTCTTTGTTGATGTAAAGGAAACTAAGACTTCAAGCATTATAATGCCTTAAGTTTTATTCCTGTGAAACCATAATCAAAGGGGTACATTGTATCCCTTTTTTTTTCCTTATGCAGTTAATAACCACACACCCAATTAAAAAATCAGACTTAGGCTTTCACGCAAATCTATTTGGTGGAAAGCTACTTGCCTGGTTAGATGCAGCAGCTGCAGCATTTGCCATGGAAGTATGTGATACACCACGTATGGTTACGGTTATGATTGATAAGTGCATATTTAAAAAACCTGCCAAAGAGGGACAGCTAATTAAAATCTATGGAGAAGTTAATCATGTTGGTAATACCAGCATGACCTTCTACATGGAAGCTAGAGCACACAATGTTTATTCAGGTAATCAGGTTGTTATTCTATCAACCAATATAAGGTTTGTTAGAATTGATGAGAATGGAGATCCCATTCCTTTATCTTCAAATGTAAAACAGAAATATAAAAATCTAAGCAAGAATGAATCATTGGATAATGGATTATGAGACATTGAGGAATTGCTTTGTTGCAGTATTTGAACATTACAAGACCTCAGAAAGAAAAGTTTTCATTGTTCATGATTTACAAAATGACTTTGAAGACTTCATAGGATTCTTAAAAGAGAATGAAGAGAACAGAGAGTGGCATATATCTTATAATGGTTTGGCCTTTGATGGTCAAGTTACTCATTATATTATAGAAAACTATCCTCTGTGGGTTAATCTAGGCGGTTGCCAGATTGCTGAGATTATTTATCAGTATGCTGCAAAGTGTATTGCTAAAAGTGACACAAAAGAATTCCAGGATTATCCATTATGGAAGATGTGTATAGGTCAGATTGATTTATTTAAAATGCATCATTGGGATAATCCCGCAAAAAGATCCAGTCTAAAATGGATCCAGTATAGTATGGATTGGGAGAACATCTTAGAAATGCCTATCCATCATAATACTTTGATAGAAACAAAAGAACAGCTAGACACAATTGTGGGGTACTGTATTAATGATGTACAATCCACCAAAGAAATATTTAAAAGATCTGAATCACAAATTAGATTAAGAAAAGAACTAACCAAGACATATGGTATCAATTTGTATAGTGCCTCTGAACCACGGATAAGTAAAGAACTATTTGCTTATTACATGTCAGAGAAACTTAATATACAAAAGAGAGATATCAAGGCAATGAGAACCTACCGCAGTAGCATCAAACTGGCAGATATTATCTTACCTTATGTCCAATTCAATTCACCTGAATTTAAATCTCTTCTAGAAAGATTCCGGGCTGTTGAACTCAGTCCAGAAAATTTGAAAGGTGGTTTCAAATACTCCGTTAACTATAAAGGTGTTACAACACACTTTGGTTTAGGAGGTGTTCATGGTGCAAGAAAAGCAGGCATCTATAAGTCTGATGATGAATTTGTAATCATGTCTTCAGATGTTACATCCTTTTATCCTAATCTTGTTATCAGGAATAAATGGTCACCCGGTCATTTTCCAGCAGAACAATTTTGTGATCAGTATGAATGGTTCTTTGAGGAAAGAAAAAAGATTCCTAAGAAGGACCCAATGAATTATGTTTACAAAATTATCTTGAACTCAACCTTTGGTTTGAGTAATGATAAGGATAGTTTCTTTTATGATCCTGAACTTACCATGAGAATTACAATTAACGGTCAGCTAAGTCTGATGATGTTATATGAAATGATTATGGAAAGAATACCAAATGCAGTTGCTTTAATGCAAAATACAGATGGTATTGAGACAAGGATTCCTAGAACTTATATGGATGAGTATATGAAAATCTGTGAAGAATGGGAACAACTCACTAATCTTTCTCTTGAGCATGATGAGTACCAAAAATTGGTACTTGGTGATGTTAATAACTATATTGGTTTGAATAACTTCAAGCAAGTAGATATTACTACCTGGAGAAACATTAAGAAAGAGTACCCACACTATTTGTTTAAAGTGGAGGGTGATAAGTTTATGTATGCACCGTCTAAACTTAAAGGCAGATTTGACTTCTATGATCTAGCTCTTCATAAAAACAAATCCAAATTAATTATTCCTAAAGCTATCTACTATTATTTCATACATGATATTCTCCCTCATGATTATTTAGAACAGAACAAAAACATTCTAGACTATTGCATTGGTAGTAAATCTAGAGGTGAATGGAAACAAGTTGCTAAAGCAATCAGAAATGGTGAGTACTATGAAGAAGACCTACAGAAGATCAACAGATACTATGTTGCTAAAGTAGGTGGTAATAAAGAGGTTAAGATAATCAAAGTAAATACAGTAGACGGAAGACAAATCCAGTTAGAAGCTGGTAAATGGATGCAAAAGCTTTTTAATAAGATAGAAGTTAAACCACAGTGGGAAAGCTATGGTATTGACAAGTCTTATTACATTGAAGCTATTGAATCTGAAATTAACAATATCATGAACGTATCAGCAAATCAACTATCTCTATTTTAATATGAACTACTCAGAATTAGAATCCGCAGTAGAGCAGTGGGCTTTGGACAAGGGAATCTTGTCCAAGGCTACACCTATGGCTCAAGCTCTAAAAACTTTAGAAGAAACTACAGAGTTTTGTAGAGCAGTAAACACAGATGACCGCCCAGAAATCATTGATGCAATGGGAGATATTATGGTCACACTTATTATCCAGGCTAAAATGCAAAACCTCAAACTTGAGGATTGTTTAGAGTCTGCTTATAATGTTATTAGTAAACGGACCGGTAAGATGGTCAACGGTCAGTTTGTAAAAGATAAATAATGCAAATGCATGACTTTGATAAAGATAACTTCAAAAGTTTTCTTTACTTACTTCTTTACCTTTGCACTATGATGATCTTATCATTTTTATTATTGTAAATATGACAGATAAACAACTAGTATACAACTCTGTAACTTGTCAAGAGTGTATGGAAACAATTGTAAGTTACCATAGACATGACTATAAGACTTGTTCCTGTCCTAACCAAGCTATGGCAGACGGTGGAACAGCTTATCTTAGATATGGTGCAAAAGATATGAATAAAATCAAAATCTTTGCAGTATATGCTGATGATGACTTTGAACTTGTAAGAAAGTATGCAACTAGAGGAAGCCGGGGAATTGATGGTAAAGAACCATTGCACTGGATACCTCTATGTGAAATGGAAGATGATCATCTTGAAGCTGTATTAGATTACGGAGGAGCTGATTGGCATTTAGATCTTATTAGAAAAGAAATTCAATACAGAAAATTAAATGGTCACACTAGCAAAACTTCCTAAAAACCATGTTGTAGTAGCCTTAAATATGGTTGGGATTAACGTTGATCCTAACTTAGCAGATCTAATTCAAAATACAATTCATGAGACAATTCACATGGGTGTTGACTTTGATTTAATGACAGCTGCTAAATTACGTACTGACTATGAATCCTCTATATCTAATACATTAGTTGAATTAAATGCTCAATACAGAGTACTAAGTCAACTATATAATCCTAAAAGCAAGCATAGTACTCAAATAGAAATGGGAAAAATGCTTGACAAAATCCTTAAGGATATTGAAACAATTAATAAAAAAGTAAATGGAACAAAAAATCAACCGTAGAAATTTAAGTGGGATCTATATATTCCACAAGTTTGAAGATGAAGAGAAGCGTGAACCAACTTGTTTTGAAGATTGCCCTGAAGAGGTACAAGACAAATGGATTGACTCTCTGGAACCAGAAGCTGTAAAGAACTTGGCCAAGCAACTTGGTAAAGTTGTTAGAGGTCTTGGTGATCACTTTGACATATTAGCAGGAGAAGAATGAGACTCATAGGTATTAGCGGTAAAATTGGTGCAGGTAAAGACACTGTTGGTGTCATTATCAGACAGTTAGCAATCACTAACAACGGTGCTGACTGGGACATTAGAAAGTTTGCAGGTAAATTAAAAATTGTTGCAAGCTTGCTAACCGGAATCTCTATAGAAAAGTTTGAGGACCAGAAGTTTAAGAAAACTATCTTGGGTCCTGAATGGGGTAAAGAAACTAAATCAAATCCATTAAATGCAATTGAGCCATTCAAGGATGTCACATTTGTAGAAATGATGAGCGTTAGGGACTTACTTCAGAAACTAGGAACAGAAGCAATGAGAAATGGACTTCATCAAAACGTATGGGTCAATGCTCTATTTGCTGACTTCAAAGAAGATATGCATTGGATTATTACAGACATGAGATTTCCTAATGAATTGGAAGCTGTTAAAAAAAGACACGGTATTACAATTAGAGTAGTTAGACCCCATGGTTATACTGATCCTAATACAGGAGTATACAAAGAAATGCCATTAAGTTATCATGTAAGTGAAACTGCATTAGATGGCTTTGAGTTTGACTACACAATTAACAATGATGGAGATCTTGAGAAGCTTATTAGTCTTGTTAGAGAGATTCTGGAAAAAGAAAATGTAATATGACATTCAACATTGACTTTGATGGAACAGTTGTATCCCATGACTTTCCACACGTAGGAAAAGATATTGGTGCAGTACCGGTATTAAAAAAGTTAACTGATGCTGGTCACCAGTTAATTCTATTTACTATGAGAGCTGACAGATCTAAAAAAAAAGCAACAGGTGATCCTACTATTATGGATGTAACTGGTAACTTTTTAACAGATGCTGTCAACTGGTTTAAAGAGAATGATATTCCCTTGTATGGAATTCAGTCTAATCCAACTCAGCAGAATTGGACAACAAGTCCAAAGTCATATGCTGAAGTTATGATTGATGATTCTGCTTTGGGATGTCCCTTAAAACTAGACTTATCAGTATCACCTAGACCATTTGTTGATTGGATTAAAGTTGAAGAAATCTTAATTGAAAAAGGAATTTTATGAATAAAGTAGAACTTTTAGGATTCTATGGAACTGATTTGGTTCATGCACAATCTGCATGGACCAGCACTTCCAGAGATTTATCTGAAGAAAAATTAGAAAGAGTTGAAAAACTTCTAGACATGTTGGCCTCAGAAGGTCATCATACTCCATTTGAGAAATCTAGTTTACACTTTTTAGTCACTGTAGATCAAGCTACTCACATTCATTTATTAAAACACCGTATTGGAGTTTCTATTAATGGTGAGTCTGCTAGATATAAAGAACTAAAAGAGGACAAGATGTATTTACCTGAAGACTTTAAAGGTATCCCGTTATCAGAAGACTTGTATTTACATGATGAAAATTCTGATGATGAATTATCTTGGAAGGTAAATGCTGATGACTGGTATCAGGTAATGAAAGATTTTACTGAGATATCAAATTACCTTTATCATGCATGTCTTAAAGATCTAACACCTGTTCTTGGTAGAAAGAGGGCTAAGGAATCTGCTAGATTCTTTAAAACTTTTAACTCACAGATCACCATGGATGTTATGTTTAACTGGAGAAGCTTTTATCACTTCCTAAAGTTGCGTAATTCAGAACACGCACAAAAAGAAGTAAGAGAACTGGCACAACAGATGTTACAAATTGTAAAAGATTTACCAGGTAATCCATTTGAAAAAACAATTAAAGCTTTTAAGTTATGAGTAAGTTCAAAGCAGTAGACAAGAGAACATTCACTCAAAAGACAAAGGATTTTTTAAAAAGTCTTTTGTTCTGGAGAGGACGTTCTAAAGGTATGATTTACACTAGAAGTATAGAATTGGATGATATCCGTTATATTTTCTTTCCAAAAGGATTTGAGAAGTATGGATATTTAGGAACACAAATATGGAATGAAGAAGGTTCCTATTTCAAAGCACTCTATCCTTTAGTACTTGCTTTAGACCATGAAGCTAAACCAAAATGGTGCCCAAGATGGTTCTTACGTTTCTTACATGTATTTGGTTCTGACAAATCAATTGTTAGAGTCCGTAACTGGACTTTGCACAATTTGCTTAGGAAATTAACAAATGGAATTGCTTTTATTGATTGGAAAGCAAAATGGCAAGACTATGATTTACGTATTTCAATTCATGCTCCCATGCACTTGCAAGATCTTGCTAATGATATTGAACATGGATTTTATAGTAGAGGTAGACAGGAAGAAATAGTAGCTGAAATTAAGTTATTAGATCCTAATGCAAGTATTATTTGGGGAAGTATTGATAGATTGGAAAAGCAACTTCAAGCTTTAGAAAAAAAAGCAGAAAAGAAAAGACAGAAAGAAGCTCTCATTCAAATGATGAAGGATGATGAGGACTCAGGACTTTACAATAATGATTAAAGTAGAAGCTTTCAACTTTTATAAAAAGAAACAGGGGCAGAGACAGTATCCATATGTATACTTTTATCCTCTGCCTTTATTTGCAATCTCAAAGACAGGCCCAAGGGACATTAAGCTTCACTTAGGCTGGCTTTATTTTACAGTACTATTTACATATTCAAAATGGTAAAAGCAGATTTATACAAATTTGTGCAGCAATGCATGCTTGAATATCCTAGTAAGAAAGAAATCATTAAGGATATTTACTATTTAGCTTTATCAGAAATAGAAGAAGGTGGCTCTGAAATGCATGAGTGCCAACTTGCTATTAATGATATTCAAGAAATAATTGCAAGTGATTAAGGTTCAAAAGACCAAGACTCTTGTAACTAAAGACAATAATAATAGTGCTAACTGCATTGCCCCTAACCTAATATACGGTTGCTTTGGTGGATGCGTTAGCACTTATTGCTATATGTCTAGATATAATGGTGAGAGAGTCTTTGTAAACACAAATGTTGAAGACATATTTCAGTCTGTAGTTGAATGGGAAAAGGAATACACTAAGGTACCAGATCAACAAGACCCTATATACACTATGGTAGATATAGCATGCAATACAGACTTAGTCTTAATGCAGAAACATTTACCTGAACCCCTGATAGATTACTTAAAAAGATATGATAATCATCCACGGTTAAATACTACAATGGCTACCAAGTATCCTAGTCTATTGAAGATAGATGTAAATCACTTCAATAAGAAACCTAGAGTTAGGGTAAGCCTTATGCCTCAGATATATTCTGATATACTGGAACCTAAAATGCAAAGTATATCAAGCAGAATCAGAGACATAGATAGAATTAAAGCCTTGGGTTGGGAAGTACATTGTAATTACAGTCCTGTTATATTCTATCCAGGATGGGAGGAACATTACAATAATCTTTTTAAAGAGGTCAGAGAAGTGGCCGGTGAGAACAAGTGTGAAGTTATTGCACTTACTAATCATTCTAGACAAATGGCCAGATCTTCAGAATTAGCTCAAGAGCTTATGAAATACAGCTCAGAAATCAAGAATAGTGAGCTAATAATGAGGTACCCATTGACCTATAAATCCAAACTCATTGACAAATTTAAAACTATATACACTCAGTATTTTCAAGAAAATACCATCAGATATATATTTTAATTTGTTTGTTACAGTACAATTAATTATATTTACACAACAAAAGTTTAAACCATGGGGTACAAAAAACCAACAGAAGTATCCAGAATGTTTCTGGAGAATGCCAGTCTGCCTAATCACGCAGACTCTTACACAGTTATATCACATAAATTTGTGATGGATAACACAACTAAACTCTTAACTGACAGTGGTTTCAAGATCACCAAAGAAGTGTTTAGAGCTAATCAAGGAGCAAATGTTGCTCAGGGTATTTATTATATCACACCAAGTACATTAGATTCGGAAATCAATAATGAATCTGAGCTTGGGATGATGTTTGCCTGGACAAACTCCTATGACAAATCAATACGTTTCCAATGTTCTATTGGGGCCTATGTAATGGTTTGTAATAATGGAATGGTTTGTGGAGAAATGAACTTCTCTAGAAAGCATACAGGTACTGCAGATTTAGATATCATTTCTCAAATCTCTAGTCAAATCAAGAATGCTGAGAAAACTTTCAAACGTATCCTTGCAGATAGAGACAATCTTAAGAACATTGAGTTATCTAAAAAGCAGCAAGCAGAACTTGCAGGACGTTTGTATTATGAACATGAGATACTTGAACCTACACAGCTTACTATTATTAAGTCTGAAATGGAGAAAGCAAGCTTTGATTACAGCGTTGATCAAACTAATGCATGGGCCTTTTACAATCACGTTACACATGCCTTAAAAAAGACACATCCAAGAAGCTGGTTATCAAATACAAAGGAGTTTCATGACTTCATAACTGTAGAGTTTTTATCTAATAATAACTTTACTAATAATGACAGCATCAAGATTGCTGACTTTGATGTCTTGATTGATGAGAGCCACTTAGTAGAAGTTGATTTTGAATCTACTTTTGCAGCAATGGAGCTTTCTAAAATGATGCTTGAATAATGTGGATAGTATTAACACTTATTGGAGGCATCCTTATTATTAGAGGACTCATGAAAAATAAAGACAGGTTTTAGGGTTAAACTAGCTGAGAGAACCAACCCCGGATAGCGGCCTGTCCTATCCGGGCTCTCTTTTAAAAAGAAACAATGGAAAAACAAACAATAGTATTAGTAGAAGGAAAATTTGATTATGTTCTACATGAATATATGACAGACAAGGGTTTAGTATTTGAACTCAAATACAGTAACTCAGAAGAATGGTCTGAACATGTCAGAGAAACCACGGTAATGAAATTACGTGATGATGGAAATGGCATTAAAATTCTAACCAAGATTAATCAAAAAGATCTTGACTATAATAAAGCTATGGAGTTAATGATGCTCTTGCAGCAAGTTGTTACAAACATGAGTATTGAATATGTAAAATACAAAGGCCATGACAGTTAATAAAAAATCTAGAAAGGATGACTCTATAGCGGAAGTTTTAGAGCAAGACAAAATGAAACTAAGTGTACCTAAACGTTTTCAGTATAAACTCACTAGAGAGTCTGATGGTTTAACTAAAAGAGGTACCAGTATTAAATGGCTTGAGTTTAATTTTGATGGTAGTTTTAAAAAAGCATATGATGAACCTGCAGTAGGTAGATCTTTGATTCTTGATCCAAGGATATCATTCACATGGCAAACCACTGCAATTACTGAACTCTTTTATGTAAAGAAGAATAAGATTAGGTTCAGAACTAAGAACTCAATTTATGTATTAGAAATTCTAAAAAGATGAGTATGTATAAAAGTTTTCAATTAACAAAGAGGCATTCTATTGCATTTAATATATTTCCTAAATCTGCAAAGAATGTGAAATTACCGAAGTCAGTTTATCACACAGGGATATACAAAACAACTGATGAGATAAATGAATTTGACACATATTTCTTTGTGCTATATAGATTTAGAATCATGTGGTATGTACAACATAAACATAAATGTGGACTTAGTCCTCAATAACCTACGGAGGAGGTGAGCAATGAAATATATATGGAACGCAATTAAGAGCATTTTTATTAATGATGCACATAATATTATCTCTAAAAGAGGTAAAGAGATTTTGGCAGAACAACAAAAGGAATACACTTATAACGAAACCTACGGAGGAGGTGAGCAATGACAAACAATAAACAACAAATAGATTTAGATAAAGCAAAATTCATCGGAGAAGGTGAATGGGTTAAGGATTCCGCATACCAAGTGTATGAATTGGATGGTAAGT